GCGCTGTGTAAGCCGCCAAGTCTGTGATTTTGATGTCAGCCATGGCTTAGCCGCTCAGTAGTTGAATTTTAGGCCCTGATCAAGTCTTGATACAGGCCAGCAACGCGATATTGCGTGGTCGAGTTTCTGTTGTTCCGTCGTTCGCAATTGACACCGAGCCGCTAGCGCCGTGGCTGTGCCCGCCTGAGTTACTAGTGCTCCAACCATGGGTGTGATTTTGGCTAATGCCACCTGTGGCAGGACTTCTGAAGCTGCTGCCAATGTTGCCGCCACTGCCAGCCGGAGTACCGTCGTCGCTTACAAAAGTGGGCGTATCGTATCCATGGGTGTGACCTCTATTGTTGTTGCCAGTCGTTCCACTGTGGCCATGTTTACCACTACTAGCGGTAATTGAAACGCTGGCCGTAGAGCCGGCGTGATTGTGCTGCCCAAAAGCTGAGCCTTGAACGCTGCCAAATGCACGCCCAGAGTCAACACTTCGACCGTCGCTTACACCTCTAATAAATTCACCACGCAAATCAGGCACGTTGAAAGTCGTGCTGCCATTCCCATTCCCAAAATTTGTTCCAATTGCTGCAAATAGATCAGCAAATGTTGTCCTGCTTACAGCGGCTCCATTCGCCTTGATGTATCCAGGCGGCGCAGTCGTCCTAGCAGAGTAAATAATCGTTCCAGCGGGGGTTAAGTCTGTAGCTGCTGGGATTGAGCTGATTTGAGAGTCTACATAGGCCTTGTTGGAGGCCATATTGTTTGTAGTTGGGTTGCCATTAAGCGTTAAATCGCCTGTTAGCGTCCCACCAGTCAACGGCAAAAAGTTTAAATTAAGGTTCGTTATCTGTACATAACGCAAATCAGCATCAGTTTGAGTAAGTCCTTGAGGGTCAACACGAACAAATCCCGAACCGTCGAAAACTTTTAGCTCGTCAGGCGTTTGGCTTGTATCAAGCCACAACTGGCCCAAAGCATTATTTGTTGGAGCAGTCGCGCCAGGGTTTGTCGCAATACTTCCTGCGCTAGCACCTACATCTGCAGGATGAAAACTGACCTCTACAAAAGTTGCACCGTTATAAGCAAAAATCTTGGGCGGGTTTGTAGATGTATTGACCCACAGTTGACCGATATATGGGGTGGAAGGCGTTGACGTGCCAACTGACAATCCAAGGGTCGTAAGGGCAATCCCAAGGTTGTTTGCCGTAATTTTTCGCGTCTCGCTCGCACTGATGCTTGTAAACGGGATGATGTCAGTGCTGGCCAGCGTTGTTGCTGCTGGCAACTCAGAAATTCGTGCGTCAGCCATTAGTAACCAATCACAGTGATGTCAACAAGGCCGTTAACTCCGGTGCCAGCGGAGTTCAGACACTTAATCGTAACTGAACTTGTGGTTTTGGCCGTCACCACTGCTGTCACCGCTGTTGAAGGGGGGTTGCCAGTTTGCAAAGCTGTAATAGAAACGCTTTCAACCGATCTAAAAGTCTTAGCCAAGGACACTGTCGATCCAGCAGAGGAGATGGCAACATCGTTTTGCTTCTCTATTACGTCTGGGTAATCCAGCTGCGCTGTCAGCGCACTGATATTGCCTGCCGTGACCCCGCCATCTGGGCTCTTAAACAAAGTCTCAACCCTGTAAACGTCCCCTAGCAATATTTCATAAGGGGCATAGGGATGCACAACTCCACCCTCTGCAAGCTCTGTTGGGCTGTAAAAACGCTGCTCAGCGACTATGTTGTCGCCATCCTCTTTCAACAGAAAAGAGTCATCTTCCTTCGACAACTCAAGCGCTTGCCCTGTCAAGGCAACCAAAGAATGAGAATAAGTGGCTGTTGAGGTAGTGCTAAACAGTAACGCGCTCTCTAAATTGTTGTTGTCAAAATTCCAAGTAAAAATGCTGTCTAGCTCGGCGTCGGTTTGAACTAGGCTTCCTCCAACCACAGAACAGTTCTGATAGTTGCCTGGCCAGTTATTGCTTGGCGGATTCTTAGCGTTAATTGACTGAACTGCATTGCTGATAGGCGGCGCACCTATGTTCACCAAAACAAACGCGGGCACGTCTGAAGACCATTTGGTTGCGTCTATGGCTTTAACCATCACAACGTATTGATCAACATCAAACAAAGATGTCTCAAACCACTGCTGCTTTGGTGGCAACCCCCCAGAGCGCAGCTCAAGCCCAGCGCCCCAGGTGGCTTGCGTGTCTAAGCGTGTTTTTAATGCGTCTGGAGCCGATACGTTATAAACGCCAGTGGCTGTGCCAGTAAAGTTAATCGCTGCTCCACCGCTAGTGGCGGCAATTTTAAATGAAGTGCTGGTAAAACCATCTTCGGCAACAAAATAAGTAGTACCTGCGACCACGCCAGTAGGCAAAGACCCGCTAGAAGCAGCAAAAACAATTTCATCTCCCTTCAGCAATAGGTGCTGGTTTAGCTGAGTTCCGATAACTGTTGCAGTCTTAATGCTGACAAGATCTGTTGCTACATCAAAAGAAACAACATTTAAAGCAAGAGTCCCTTTCTTGTATTTAACTTCATAGCCATCTATGTCTGAAACAATGTTTTGGTCCCAGCTGCCATAGTCGGTGGTCGGCAGCAGCCAGCTAAACCGCTTACCGCTTCTGTTTTGGTTTTCTACAACGCTGAAATTGCTTGGAGTCGGCGGTGCGATTTCAGCACGCTCCACAACATCAAATATGTAATCTGTAGGCTCCTCTCCAAAGATTGCACTAGTGAAATTAACCCTTATGTCGTAAGTGTCTGGGGCGTGGAAGCCCTGCGTGTAGTACCCAGTAAGGGGTATCTCTGCTAAGAAGTACCACTCCTGACTGTGCTCGTTGACGGGCTGCTTGACTCCAGGAATTTCCCCGGAGACCAGGGTTCTAGGACTGACCCAACACTTATAACCCGTGATTCTTTCTGGGATTGGAGCCGTACCAGAGTCAACGATTAAAAGCTGAGTTCCGTCAGGTTGATTCTGGTGAGTAAGAGTCGCGCCAAAAGCTGGATCGCTCAAGTCGGGAATAGCAGGCAAGGGATCAACGTCATAGACGGACCATTCCGACTGGCTGCCTAGACGATTTACTGTCGCGACTCTTAGCTGGTAAGTATTGCCAAACACATGATTTTGCAGAGGTATCTCAACAGTCGTGCTTTGAACAGATACAACATCGCGCCAATCTGTATCACCATCTTCTCTCCACTGATAGCGATAACCCCTTATAAGCAGATCGATTGAATTGTTGAATTGAGGAGCCCTCCAGGAGGCCTTGATTGAAACCTGGCCGTTTGAATACTCCAGATCAGCATCAAGGTCGGTTGGAGGCACAGGCGTTCTAACCTGGAAGCGATCCTTTGGTATTGCTACGGGTAAATCATTGTCAACAAATCCATATTTGCTTGAGTTGTACTGGATTGCCTCTACTTGATATATAAGCGGCTCTACTTCTGCGATTGCTACTATTCTGTACTTAGCAGCCTGCAATTCATTCCACTCAAGAACCCATAAAGCCCCTGTCTGGGACATTACCATTGTGTTCAGCTCTACCCGAGTATTAAGGCCAGAGGTAGAAGCAATAGTAGCCACCAAATTGTCGTCGTCTTGGGTTAGCAGGTCGTCTGTTGTGGCCTGTCTTTCAATCCTTATATCTTGAGTTTCTTGATTTACTTCAGAAGCTTTTAGCACATTGAATACATGAAGCTTTGGCTTGTGGCTAGTCGAGCCATCCCCATTGGTAATCGTTTCGCCGTCAGGAAGTACGATGGTCAACGTATAGTTGATCCCCGTGACTAAATTCAAAACAGCGTCAAGCGTTACAACATTTCCATCTATTTCCTTGATCCTGCCTCCTAGCCTTTGACCTTGCTTTAGAGGATCGGCAATTTTTATAATCTCACCTACTCCAGCAGCCAATCCTTCTGCACCTATTCGGAAGCTTACTTTTTCGGTCTCATATCTATCGGTAAACAAAGTGTGCTTGGCAGCCCGCAAGGCTTGCCCACGAGAAGTAACTCCAAGAAGACGAAGGTCTACGGGGTTGTATCCAAGCTTGTCCAGCAACTCGTCATCTTGCTGGTATTCAGTAACAGCGCTATAAGCTTGATTTGGATCGTCCCAGTTCGCAAGAACAACTGTTTTGCGTGCAGAACGAGCTGATCCGGTGTAGTTAAAGCATGGAGAAGATACTTCACCATTCTCCCCAACTTCTTGAATTACGTTAGCTTCGCTGAAAAGCTGAACAGGATCTTCTAATCGATCTTGAGTGACGTATAGCTCACCTTCGCTGTAGTAAATTAATCCGCGAAAACACGATGCCATGGCATTCAGAACATCGTAAACACTCCCTGGGTTTTGCAGATAAACATTGCAAGTAAACCGAGGCTCGGTCCCGCCCTCACCGTTGGGTACAAGTTCATCGCAATACTGGCTAACTGTATACAGATACCATGGATCAATAGCAATTGAATTAATATAACGCTTCACCCCAAACCTTGGGTTTAGAACGATATCTCTAAAAATCCATGCTGGGTTGTCGGTCCATGCCATCTGGAAGGTGCCATCCCAAAGCCCGCTGTAAGTTCGAGTGCTGGCATTGTAATTAGCAGGGACTTGGACTCGTTTTCCTTTAAGCTTTACAGATAAGTCAGGGATCGTATTAAACTGCCTTGCGTCAACTTTTAGGGCTACGCAGGCCGTATTCGGATAAGCAAGTTTTTCGTCAATAATTTCAACATAGCTCTGCCAGCTAATGCTGTTTGCAATAAAAGTAGATGTGCTATCAGCAGTCACTCTGCTGACTCTTAAGTTCCAAGGCCCTGTGCCTGGGAGGTTGAATTCATAAGCCCTTTGAAATTCACTGTTTGATTTCCCGGAAACAGTCGGCTGGGCAACAGTTGTATACGCTCCGCTGTTTGAATTAACTTCAATTTTGTAAGTGACAGAAGTGCCCTTGATGTCACCGTTATCCCGATTCTGCCTTTGAAGCGCGGGATGTGAAATTATAACCCTAGCTCTTTCAATATCTGTGTCTGTTATCGCCCTAGTAATTGCCCCGGTGGCTCGTGTGATCGGAACATTGACACCAACCGTATTTTCTACTTGGCTGAATCCTGGGATTGGAGTCTGAGTCGCATCATCACCATCGCGAGAGTCAAGCGTAAATCCCTCGAAATTTTTAGATCCGTCCGGGTTGCGGATTGGGACGCCATCAAGGTATACATCTTTCTCGATTCCATTAGGGAATCCTTCTACTTCACCTTCCGATAGTGCATACACGCTCTTAGCGAATGCGACTGAGAAAAGATTATTAGCTGCCTCTACTGGTTGGCGAGCCTTAGGGGCCTGAACAATTGTCTGATTGACGACAGTGGTTTGTGGCCTCGATCGACCTCCGCCGCCTCCACCGGCTCCACTGACCTCTACTTTTTTATCCTGAATGTCACTGTCCATCACAAGAAGTTTTGAAGTTCAAGTCCAAACGAGAGGACAGGCAATGCACCAATGATACGTTCACCATATAGGACGGGCACGCACTCGCCTTGAACGGTATTGGCGTTTGACTTGTCAAAGGTGAAAGAATTTAATTGCTCTTCTCGGCTGCGACCTGAAGTGGATGAAGCACCAAATCCACCTACTCCTTTTACCGACGGAAGCTTTGGAGTAGGCGTGAGAAGCTCGGCAACGCCGCCAAAAACCAATGAAGCGCCAATTGCGCCAATTCCGATTGCAGTACTAGCGCCAAATCCCAGCCCAAGACCTGGAATCAAGCCTGCTCCAGCCGTGACAACTGCAAACGCCACCAATGCCACACCAGCAATAATCTTTCCAACCGCACCTTTGCCCACAGGAACTGGTGCAAGTACAAGCTTTTTGCTGACCGGCCATAGAAGCTGCTCTTCCTCAATACCTTGCGGAGAGTGATCAGTGATGACTTTCCAAGCGATACCTTTCTCCCCTGACTCAAGAAGATATTCCCGTAGTCCAGGGATCTGAAGCATCAACGCCCGCAACGCCTCTGCTGGCGTCTTGATCGCCAGCTGAAACTTGCGGCCAAATCTTCGGCCAGCTTCTCCTACAAATCGGATCGTAACCATCAGGAAATACGACGAACGACCATGGCCGTATTATCGCGGAAATAACCGCTAAAAGGCATAAGCTCTGACTGACGCCCGACCAGATGCTGATAGATCTGGTTTGAATCTGGATCCTCTAGCACTGCAACATGGTTGCAAGCCTGATCATTTTTAATCTTCATGAGAAATACATCTCCACGCTCAAGGGGCCAATGAGGAGGAATTCTGGAAAATCCTTCAGCCTTGAAGTTGTCCTCAAAATGAGTGAATCCTCTTTGAGTCCACTCACCTTCATACAAGCGCTCATAATCCTTCATGACAACGCCCATTTCTTGGCTGTACCAATCTCGAACCGCTGAATAGCAATCGTAGCCACCGTATAGCCAAGGCCTGCCCAACAATCCCACGCCTTGATCTGGGTCGAAATAAAAATGCTCCGTACCTGCGCAGTTAAAGACTGCATATGGCAAATTCAATGCTTTTGATGCATTGATATCGGCAAAACTTACCGTGGCGTAATCGGCGTGACTATGCCAAGAAGCTTTTGCGTCGTCCAAGTAAAGAGCTGTTTCTTCAGCGCTTATCTTGAAAGAATTTTGCTCTGTTGAAATGTTGGTGCATTCGACAACCTCTTCATTTTTCAGAATGAATCCACAGGCTTCTGCTGGATGCGCGGCTTCTGAGCACTGGCGAATCTTGGATTGCTGGCTGCTATTGGTTGGATTCGCAAAAGAAGAAAGCATAGTCAGCCCACTGAGTCGGTTAGTCCAGGGAAGCCGCCAAAAGGCAGCCTTGAGGTATTTCCAAATCGTAGCTTGCAACTTGTCAAACGCTTACCGCAAACGTCTTGTTCCGGGAAAGACACTGGCTGATCATTTGCATCAAAGAAAGGGCTGCCTGAATAGCCGCAACCAATATCGCTTTTATAGATCCACTGACACTGCTCTCTGAGCAATCTTCTACCAGGCAAGGCTCTACCTTCAAGGTCAAAAGGTATTGCCAGCTGAAAAGCTACAGAAAGTTTGTTTTCACTGCTTTTCTGTTCAACTATCCACTCGTCTGGACCCCAGAAAGCATTGGGGTCAGCACCTGGCTCTCCGTCAAGATAGGTCGTTAGAGTTCTGATCCTTTTGACAGTAGACCCCACCAAATCGTCGTATGTGTTGGTAAGCGCCGTGATTCCTAGTCCTACGTTCGCAAAGGTCAAGGTCGGCCTTGCGAGCTGCCCTGAAGTGTTTAGCTCAAAACCGCTTGATTCAAGAGGCAGAGCTGTGTAAGTGTCGCCTTTGTAGACAATATCCTGACCATTAACTTGCGACCAATTTGCAAACCTGTAAATACTTTGGTCTGAAGAAGCTGGCGGCAAAATTGGCGAAATGTCAAGAGTGAATAGGTCAATTATTTGAGGAAGCTGAGTCTTGAAGGTTTCAGCATTTGGAGGTGTCTGAGTCATATGTACACCTGAGTAAGGTTAAATTTTAGTCGTGAATATATAGGCGTAACCAGCTCAAAACTCCAGCCATCATCAAGAAGATAGTTTTTGGCAGACTGCGTGAGGCTTACAGCTACCACTGTGCCGTCTGAAATGTCTACAGAGTCCAGGACTCCCGTTGCAAGGTTGGCAGTGTAATTAGCTGGTCTGGTGTAGCCCGTCAGCGTTAAAGTACTTATGTTTGTATAGCCAAGCTTTAGCCTTCCGCTCTCAAAAGGCCTTGAAAAGGTCTTTGTATTCAGAGGTGGTATCCATGGTATGGCAGCCCCCTTTAGAGACAGCAAATAACTCTCAATCGAGTGAGCTTCCTCGTTGGTTAGCAATCCGGTCGTGCATTCCCACCTCTCAACATCAGTATTTAAGCCGTCAGTCAATACCTGAGAATAACCATCGCCAAACTGCGCTCTTTGAATTCTTGTGCTTCGCTTGGCCTGCGTAGCAAATTCAAGCTTGATGTCATTGAATGCCAAGTATGTCATCAGAGCAGTCCTCCGCTACG